CCGGCCCCAAAGGCTAAGAAATCGAGCAAGACCAACGACCTACTGAAGGACCTTGGACTCGGATGACCGTCCCAGGGATAGAAACCTGGCTACTAATACTCACCGTCATTAGTGCGGACGGCGGCGAGTCCGACTCGTTTCTTGGAGGAGAATACCAGACCCGTGCAAGGTGTAAACAGGCTGTGATAATGCAGTACGGACACTGGCATCTTCTCTATGGTAACCGCCTTCGGTGGCGCTGTGAGAAGGTACTTGAGAGGCCACCCGGTCTCGAGTAGTCCGCGAACGGAGTCAGAGAATGCCTTCACCCTTCATGGATGGCTCGCGAGTTCAATACGCTTGGGACAGTACGTCACTAGGCTGGCTGAAAGAATGCCCTCGCAAGTACCAGTATCATATGATCGAGGGCTGGATCGGGCGCGGTGACTCTATCCACCTCGAATTTGGTATCATCTATCACGAAGCCCACGAGACTTACGAACACGCTCGCTTCGAGGGCCTCGACCACGACACAGCCCTATGTAGAACGGTTAGGCATTTGTTGATGCGGACTTGGCGCGATGGCGCCCCCTGGCGAGCGGCTAAGGACCTGTCCCCCGACGACAAAGCCTCTCTCAAGTGTCGCGAGTATCTCGTTCGTACTGTCGTCTGGTACATGGATAAGTTCCAAGACGATCCTGCCAAAACCAAGATGAGTGCCCACTCGGGCAAACCCATGATCGAACTACACTTCCAGTTCGAGGCTGGGTTCAATATCAACTTCGATCAGCCCTACGTCATGTGCGGCTACCTGGACCGCATAGTAGAATTTCAGGGACAGGCCTTCGTGATGGATCGCAAGACCACGACGAGCACCCTGGGCAGCTATTATTTCGACCAGTACGACCCCGACAACCAGATGTCTTTCTATACGGTGGCCTCTCAGGTGGCGTTCCATACTCCTGTTAAGGGCGTCATTGTGGACGCTGCACAGATCGCGGTCGGCTTTAGCCGCTTCGTTCGCTCGTTTGTGTTCAAGACCCCCGACCAGATTGGTGAGTGGATGCAGGACCTGCAGATCTATCTGCGGCAGGCCGAGGTCTACGCCGAGAAAAACTACTGGCCCATGAATGACAAGTCCTGTCACAAGTACGGGGGCTGTATCTTCAGGAGTATCTGCTCGAAGAGCCCACAGGTCCGAGACAAGTTCCTGGAGAGCAGCTTCGAGCGGCGAGAATGGAACCCACTGGAGCCAAGGGGGCCTCGGTGAGAGAGACGCCTAGACAGGCCCTTCAGGCCACCTGTTCCTACTGGTGGTGCTGGTGGTTCGGCCCAGAGGAGGTCTATACGAAAGACTGTCCGTTCTCTGATGGCACCTATAGGCCATATCTTTACTGTCTACGTTGTAGGAGGGGAATTCCAAATGAGCTATAACTACGATCTACCACGGAGAGATAGAGTGACCCAGGATCAGATGTATCTACTCAGCTGGTTGAGTGTTGTCCTGGCTATCGGAGCCATCATTCTGGTGCTGTGGCTGCGATGAGCTGGCAACTAAGCTTCGACGGGATTGTAACTCGAGTGTTCTCGCGGAGTCAGGTTGTCCGCGTTCGCAAGGTCGGCGACGACATAGTGACTGAGCGAGGCCCAGAACTGTGGCACATTCAGATCGGCGACCTCTCTTTCCTAGTTGGGGACGAACGGCCAGAGGCGATGACTGGCGATCGTGTTTCTATTACCATACGAAAGGTCTCAGAATGACCGCGCTGAGCGCTCACCAGTCCAGCAAGTTCACCAAACTCCTCTTGATCGGGGACTCCAAATCCGGTAAGACGGGCTCGCTTGCCTCACTGGTCAAAAAGTACAAGCTTCGTATCCTCGACTACGATAATGGGCTGGATGCGCTCGCCCAGGTGATTAAGCGCGAGAACCCCGCTCTGCTGGATCGCGTCGAGTTTCGCACGCTCCGCGATCGCCTAAAGGCCACCCCGGTCGGTACTGTGGTTGACGGGACCGCCACAGCCTTTATCGACGGGCTGCGGATGCTGGACCACTGGAAGAACGGCGAAGTGGATCTGGGTATCCCGGCTAATTGGGGCGAGGAGTGTATCCTCGTAATCGACTCCCTCACGTTCATGTCCGATGCTGCGTTTAGGTTCCGTGAACCACTGGTCCCCCGATCGAAGGATGGTAAGTATGATGTCCGCGCAGTCTATAAGGACGCTCAAGATGCTGTCGAGAATGTCCTCGCGCTTCTCACCTCCGAAACATTCAGAACGAATGTTATTGTTATCTCTCATGTTCGCTACGTTGACAACCCAGATGGAACGAAGAAAGGCTATCCAACGTCTGTTGGCTCGGCCCTTTCACCCCAGATTCCGACCTATTTCAACTCTGTGGCTCTCGCACAGACGGGTCCGGGTGGCAAGCGGCAAATACAGACGGCGGCGACAGCCATGATCGACTTGGCGAATCCCGCCTCGTTCAAGATGCTTCCAGTACTTCCTATTGAAACGGGATTAGCCACTTTTTTCGAGACGGTGCGCTCATGATCCGAAAATATCACTCCTTACGTTATCCCAGTAACAATTCCATCTGGAACTTGAGAGAAGTGTCTCATCAAGAGAATTTACTAAACTCTAAGTTCCATAGGAATGGCGGGAAGTCTAGGAGACCAGGCCACTGGCATCCCCGTCAATATTATCTCGGCCTGTCATAGGAGTCAGTAATGAATGAAGATCGACGAAAGACACTAGCGAAACTCGTTTCCGAACTGGAGATAGTCAAGAGCAAGATAGAGGAGGTCAAAGACCGCGAGTCAGACACTTTCGAGAACCTTCCAGATGGAGCAAGGGAGGGTGAGAAGGGAGAGAAGATGGAGGCTGGGATGGAGGCCATGCAAGAGGCAATGGACAACATCGAGAACGCAATCGACAATCTGAACACTGCAACGGAGTAGTACCAATGGCAAGCTTTGAGGACATCCTTAACAAGCCCGCTACAGACATCAAGGCTCCCCCTGCATACCCTGTGGGGACCTATCACTGTCTCGTGGACGGACCTCCGACCCCCGGCAAGTCGAGTCAGAAGCAAACCGACTTTCTGCAATTCAAATACAAGATCTTGGCCCCGATGGGAGACGTGGACACGCAGCAGGCTGCAGAACAGCAGATCGTCGGGAAGCTGATCTCCTGTGATTACTACATCACCGAGGCCGCTGCATGGCGGCTCAAGGAGATGCTCGTGGATCATCTTGGCATCGAGGAGGCTGGCAAGAACCTTCGCGAGATGGTTGCCGAGGCTCCCGGCAAGCAATTACTGGTGAAGCTCCGCCACGAGGCATCGCAAGACGGAAAACGAGTATTCCACCGGGTCGAGTCGACAGCGCACGTCTGAGTGCTGACTCCTCAGGCCGCGCGTTGAGGGATCGGGGGGCTAGCCAGCCCTGGCCTCCCGATTTCCCCCTCGGAGGGAACAATGAAACAGTGCTGTAATACTTGTTATTACAGTCGTGCCAACGACGAAACCTCAGTTACTTGCTGCCGATATCCTCCAGAGATAACAAAAGTTGAGGGAAACTCAATTACAACTTACTTTCCGCTCCTAAAGAAAGAGGCGTGGTGCGGAGAGTGGCGCAAACGAGCGAAACATACGGGCGTGACCGAAATGGTCAGGACCATACAAGTGAGGAAATCATGAATATTCTTGACACATACGGCAAGCGGAAGAATGGAAGAAAGGAGCCTCAGATGAGCGACGAGTCGCCTCCTAGCTTCATGCGATCTAATCAAGTGGCAAATCCGAATGTGCCACAGCGTCAAACCTCTCTGCGATCCGAGCGCGCTGCTCAGGCCGCTCAACAGTGGGAAGAGCTTGAGAACGAACTGCGGGACACCAAAGCCAAGTATGAGATCGAGGTCAATGCGCTCCGCGCCGAACACGAGGCTCAACGACATCGGCTGCAGACCGAGATACAGGAACTCAAGGGCAGAGTAGCCACTCTTGAGACTGCCAACAACATCCTCAACACCGACTGCGAGACTCTTAAACTGCGTGGTGAGGCTAATCAATCTAAGCTCGACTCGCAGCGAGCCAAACTCGAGGTCGCGGCCAAGATCATCATTGATCTGGCTCGTGAGGAAGAGCGAGCTGGCCTTACTCAAATCCAGAGCAATGAGACTCAAAGGGCCGTGGAGCAAGAGCTACAATGACTTCTGGAGTTTTCCACAATGTCCCGCTTGACTTGATAATGGTCAGGCGGGACGACCGACAGCGGCGAGAACTGGAGAACATTGACGTTCTCGCCGACTCTATTAGACGATTAGGGTTAATCCACCCCGTAGTGGTCACACGGGAGCTGGAACTCGTCGCGGGCGAGCGTCGCTATGCGGCTTGTACCCTACTCGGCTGGACTGCTATCCCAGTGCAGTACGTGGACGAACTCGAGCCCGCCACACTTCAGGCGATCGAACTGGAAGAGAACATAAAACGCCAGGACATTTCCTGGCAGGATCAGGTTCGGGCGATCCGACAGTACCACTTGCTCCGGGCGGGCCAGGAGGCCGATTGGAGTCAGGCGGACACGGCTCAGGCCATCGGCCTCTCTCGCCAACATACCAACAACATGCTGCAAGTGGCGGAAGAGCTTGCCAAGGGTAACAAGATGATTACCGAGGCCCCTCAGCTCTCTACCGCCACTGGAATAGTTCGGCGGGCGATGGAGCGCAAGGACCAGCAAATGCTGGACAAACTTCATAGTACTTTTGAGGGCGTTAACCTGCCAAAGTATACACTACCGGCGGAAAGCATCTTCGTCACCGACTTCATGGAGTGGTGCCAGTCCGATCCGGGCGTGCGGTTCAACTTCATCCACTGCGATTTTCCCTACGGCATTGAGGCCGACCAGTTCAATCAAGGTGGAGCCGCTTCCCATGGCGGCTACGGCGACACTCATGAGACCTGGGAACAGCTCATCATGGCCCTTGAAATCACGACCAAGCGCCTTACATCGCCCTCGTGTCACCTGATGTTCTGGTACGCTATGCGGAAGGGGGACCAACGACTCTATGAGCCGACGGCTCGAGCCCTGGAACGCATCGGCTGGGAGATAAATCCGATGCCACTAGTATGGATGAAAAGCGATGGAGCAGGTATCATTCCCGACCCCGAGCGCGGACCAAGACAAATCTACGAGACATGTCTCCTTGGGTCCAGAGGCGACCGAAAGATTGTTAGAGCGGTTGCGAATGCTTACGCCGCACCGACAGTTCGAGAGCGTCACATGTCTGAAAAACCCGAGCCAATGCTGCGCCACTTCTTCGGAATGCTCGTTGATGAGAATACGGTTATGCTTGACCCCACCTGTGGTAGTGGAAGTGCGGTGCGAGCGGCTGAGTCTCTTGGCGCAAAGTATGCAATCGGTCTAGAGATAAATCCGGAGTTCGCGCGGCTCGCACGCGAGGCCCTGGCCCGGTCACGGACACTCAAGAAGGCAGAGGGTGTCGTCTCATGAAGGGAAGAAGCTCTTGCAGCTGCAGAAAGATATAAACAGGCCCGTCAGAAATAAAATTCTGATAGTGGGTGAAGCTTGGGGCGAGCACGAGCTTCGTGAGCGTGTACCTTTTGTCGGGCCAGCAGGGTGGCAACTGAACTCGATGCTTGCCGAGGCCGGAATTGTTCGTGCCGATTGCTATCTTACTAACTGCTTTAATCTTCGTCCCCAGCCCTCGAACAAAATCGAAAATCTATGTGCAACCAGAAAGGAAGTACGTCATGCCCTCCCGCCCCTATCCTCTGGTAAATATATCCGTGACGAATTTCTCCCCGAACTCGAAAGACTTTATAGAGAAATTATTGAAGTTAGCCCGAATGTCGTTGTCTGTGCAGGCGGAACTGCCGCCTGGGCATTACTACTTGACGGCCGCATTTCGAAGCTTCGAGGGTCGGTCGCCGCCTCCACCACAGTTCTTGGACAAAAAGTCCTCCCAACCTTCCACCCCTCCTACATCCTCCAGGGAGGCTACGACCAGCGACATGTCACCATCCTCGATCTCTGCAAAGCCCGCCGTGAGTCGGAGTATCCCGAAATACGAAGACCAAAGCGAGTTATCTACACCGAGCCTCTCCTCTCAGAACTTGAGTGGTTCGCCGAGAAATTTATCGCAAGAGCAGCGTGTCTTTCCGTGGATATCGAAACAAGAGGAGACCGAATAACCTGCATCGGCTTTGCGCCCGCGATCGACGTAGCTATGGTCCTTCCGTTCGAGGACCTACGCAAACCGGGTGGGAACTATTGGGGCTCAGTCGAGGACGAACTACTCGCCTGGGCCTGGGTACGAAGGATTTTAGACTCGCCAGTGCCAAAGGTGTTTCAGAATGGAATGTTTGATATGTCTCGCTTGTGGAAAACCTACGGTATTCCAGTTAGGAATGCGACTCACGACACCATGCTACTGCATCATTCGCTTCAGCCCGAGGCCCCAAAGGGGCTTGCCTATCTCGGGTCGGTCTACACCAACGAAAGTGCATGGAAACTTGGTATTCGATTAAAGCATAAAGGTACGATCAAAAAGGAGGACTGACGATGGCGATCTTAGCTCGGCTTATCACTGTTGGCCTCCTCAAAGAGGCTCTTGACGACAAGGACCCGGACGATCTCGAAGAGGAGACCGTCCCAGTCTCGTCCAGCGCTATCCGTACTATCGGTTGGCGCTCGGACGGTGTGATTACAGTAGAGTTCAACCGAGGTGGGACCTACAGTTACGCGGGCTCGCGAGAGCTGTTTGACGCCTTCATCTCGGCCCCGTCGAAGGGAGTGTTCTTTAATGAAAATTTCCAAGTTCGACGGTGAAACAGATGGACCTTGATCTTTTAAGAAAAGAGCTTGAGTATAATCCCTCTACTGGAGAATGGAAATGGAAGATCTCTAAACAGAAAGTTCGTCTCGGAATGCGTGCCGGAAGCGCTTTCTACAATGGCGGTCTTAGATATCAGATATTCTATAGAGGAAAGAATTATCAAGCTGGACCACTGGCGTGGTTCTATGTGAAAGGAGAGTGGCCCAAAGGAGATATAGATCATATAGATCATAATCCTTTGAATAACAGGTGGTCGAATCTTAGAGATGTTACACATGCTGAAAATCTTCGCAACTCGCACAGAGCGAGAGATGGAGTTTATCGCAATGGTGGAGGATGGCAGTTTAATATAGACGGCAAGTATGCCGGTTGGGCAAAAACTGAAGAGGAAGCCCGGCGAAGACAGAAACAGGTGCGTCGTTGAAGGTCTATCGTACCGACACTCTGAAGCCCGGACAACCGCAGTCCGAAACCGAGCGCCTCTGGGTCTACAACGGTTTGGACTGCTGTGTGACCCTTGAGGTCCTTGAGGCATTGCTTCCCCAGCTCGACAATCTTACCAGCGGGACCTACACCCTATCTCGATCGCTACAGGCCCCTGTTTTAGAGATGAACCTTCGTGGAGTACTGGTAGATGAGCGAGAACGACTTCGAGCTATTAGAGAGTATCGTAGTGACACTGAGCGACTCGAACGGAACCTATATAGGATCGTTCATGATGGACTCGAATATACTGAGTTCAGAGATACGGGAAGGACTAAAGCATGGCGATCTAACGCCCTTGTCGCTACTCTACTCTATGATATTCTTAAACTTCCAGAAATTCGTAAGCGAAATGAGCGGGGAGAACTCGTCCGCACCGTCAACCGTGACGCTCTTGAGCGATTACAAATACACTTTATCGCCCAGCCAGTCATATCACATATCCTCGCTCTTCGAGACTTTGGTAAAAAGATTGGAGTCCTTGAGACGAAGATTGATACCGACGGGCGACTCAGGACTTCGTATAACATCGCGGGAACTACAACAGGTAGATTTTCTTCTAGTCTCAATGACTTCGGTACTGGGGGAAATCTTCAGAACATTGAGGAACGACTACGACGAATAGTGATAGCCGACCCCAGAATGAAGTTTGCTAATATCGACCTTGAACAGGCTGATAGCCGCAACATAGGGGCACTGTGCTGGAATGTATTCAGAGACGGAAAATACCTCGACGCCTGCGAGTCTGGAGATCTTCATACGACAGTTGCACGCATGTGCAGACCAGAATTGCCCTGGACTGGTGATCTCAAAAAGGATCGAGCGACAGCCGAACAGCCTTACTATCGTCATCACGGTCTCAGGCACATGTGTAAAGTGCTTGGACACGGTACAAATTATCTCGGCTCCCCTTATGAAATGAGCAAGCACACAAAGATCGAGCAGTCGATCATCAAGGACTTCCAGGAGCTGTACTTCCACACTTTTCCAGCGATCCCCCGACTCCACGAGTGGATCAGACTCCAGCTGGTAGAAACGGGCAATCTCGTAACGCCTCTCGGCCGCAAACGCTGGTTCTTCGGTAAGCGCGACGAACGCGACACCCTGAAACAGGCCGTGGCACACATGGGACAGTCCATGACTGCCGACGAGATGAACAACGCTATGATGAATGTCTGGCGATTGAACCTAGTTCAAATACTGTTACAGGGTCACGACTCACTGTTGATCCAATATCCAGAGGAGGGAGAGCATGAAATACTACCAAAGATACTGGCTGCCATGCGGGTTCCAGTTGAACTGGAGGGTAATCGTCAGTTCGTTGTCCCCGTAGAGGTTCAAGTGGGTTGGAACTGGGGTAAAAGGACAGCAGATAATCCTGATGGGCTGGTGAAGTGGCCAGATGAGCGCCGCTCCCGCAATACCTAGGCGACTCGGCAGCTGGGTAGATGCATACCAAGAGTACACGGAAATCCTACCTTCTCCTCCGTTGTTTCGTAAGTGGGTAGCTATCTTCTTTTTAGCGGCCGCAATAGAGCGTAAATTGTGGGTTCGGACTATGGGCTCAAACCTGTATCCGGGCCTATTCGTACTTCTAGTCGGCCCTCCGGGAATAGGTAAGGGTCAAGCGATCCACTTGGGCGAGGCAATGCTACGGCAGGTCCCAGACCTCAAAGTTGGTCCCTCGGACATGACCGCGGCGAGCTTGATCGACGCCCTGAACGAGTCAGTTCGGCGGTTGGCCCTGATCGGACCAGACCCATACGTGGAGTTCAACTCCCTCACAGTCATCTCTCGTGAGCTTGGCGTGCTGATCCCAGCCTGGGAGAACGCCCTCATGAACAACCTGACGGACATCTACGATGGCTTCACGGTGGAGCAGAAGCGGCGGGGGAAAGATCTTCGGATCAAAATCGCTAACCCACAAATTAACCTTCTTGGAGCGTGTACTCCTTCGTATCTTAACGAGGTTATGCCTGCTGGAGCTTGGGATCAAGGCTTTATCTCGCGGACAATCCTCGTCTATTCTGGTGACAGAATACGAAAAGACCCTTTCGGGGACGCAGACATCACCGCCCTTACAGGAAGGCTACGTAGTGATCTCCTTCACGATCTTAAGACGATCGCGCTCGACTATGGCCAGATGTCCTTCACCACTCCTGCTGCCGCCGCTATAAAGGCCTGGATAAACGAGGGTTGTCCACCCGAGCCCGTGCATCAGAAGCTCCAACACTACAACTCGCGGCGGATCGCCCATCTGTTGAAGCTGTGCATGATATCGAGTATCTCGCACGGGAGCGACCGTGTGATCAGTCTGGAGCACTACCGCGAGGCCCTCGATTGGCTTCTCGAAGCCGAGGGCTGTATGCCAGACGTATTCAAGTCGATGGTTACTGGTGGCGACTCGGCTGCGATGGAGGAGGCCTGGAACTACGTGTGGACCCTCTACTCCAAGGAGAAAAAGCCCATTGCGGAGCACCGGATAGTCCACTTCATGCGAGAGCGTCTCCCCGCCCACTCGATCATGCGCGCAGTAGAAATTATGGTAAAGTCACGAATGCTGGAGTTTGTTCTGTCGGAGAAGGGGATAGTGTCCTATAAGCCTACAACGCGCCAAGTCCGCCTCACTGGTGAGGAGCTTGGGCCGGGGACCTAGGGGCACACTGTCGATGGCTGCCCCAACGCAATCGCAATCAGCATGATTGCCACGGCCAGCATGAGAATGAGAAGCTGTGCCATCGGCTACTTCTGAAGTTCTCTCTCGCGCTTCTCTACTGCATTCATAGCACGGGCGTACGCGCTCCGAGCGTTCTGCGCGCCTCTGACCGCTCTGGGCGGTTCCTCTGAGTAGTCAGTCATCCAGATATCAAACAATCTCATTATGTGTTTAACATAGGCCTCCTCGATCGCCTGCTTATCCAGCTGTAGTATCCGCTCCATATGAGGTTCTATATCGACTTTCTGGCCTTCGGTCTCCAGTGTGGATAGCAGCAATATTGTACCCGAGATCGTCACTAGGACAATCCCAAGACGAACCCAGAGCGATAGATCTTCGAGCCTGACTATGTGAGCCTCCCCGGATAAATCACCTCTACAGTGTTGTCAGTCGATAGGTCGAGCGCCTCCATCAGCGCCGGAGACAGATCGGCCACTCTGCCAGTGGTCTCATTTGGTCCCCAGTCGGCTGGCCACGCCAGAAACTCCTTTCCCTTCGCGCGCACGAGTGCCTGTCTCGACGGATTAGCCAGAGTTTCTTTAGAGGTTACTCCATAGTCCCATCTACAGGCCACATAGAATAGATCGGGATTAAGTCTTCGAGCGAGCCCGGTCGTGCCGGGAGGCTGTGCAGGTAAGAACAGATGCGGAGCGTTATCGTAGTTGTAAAAAAATGCCAGCCCTTCGCTCGCCGAGACTCCAGTGTCATTTGGGCCGCCGAACCAACTGCACGAGCCGACTGCACGAAACGCTACACCAGGATCAGGCGCTGGCTCTGGCGTCGCAGAGCCCGATAGAGCCTCACCTATTGCATTACAGATATCATCGAACTGGGCATGATAGATATCTACATCGGCTCGACTATCCACAAAACACACCTCGATCAACACCGCAGGCATCTCAGTTCCATTCAAAAATGCTAGGTCTGTTCGCTTTTTAGGTCCTCGATTGATTAGTCCCGAGGCGCCGCAGATAGCGTCAACAACTGTCTTTGCCATTGTCTGCCCAGTTGAGGACACGTACAAAACCTCGCTACCCATCGGACTGCTGGTCGTCTGATAGGCATTGAAGTGTACAGATATGTCCCAATCACGAGTCTTACTATTGTGAAAGTCAACGATACGATCCAGATTTTCACTCTGTGATCGGCTTATGTCGTCGTGATAGGTCGTTGCCTCCACTCCAAGTCCACGCAGAGCTGTGGCCACCTGCTCGACCACAAGCCGAGCCTCATCCACTTCGTCGATATAGCCAGACGCGCCGCGAACGTACTTACCGTGACCACTACTGATGACGATCCTCATATCCGCCTCCTATCCGACTATTGAGATTGATCCTTGTATGATCGGTACTGTGTCATCTGCATCTTCAAGGGTCATAATGACCATGTAGGTCTTACTGTTGAGTGTGGCCATGGCTGGCTGCTCGACGCGCCACTGAAGAATACCATCCGAGGGACTGACGATATCCCCGTCGCTCATAGTGAGCGTCAGTTCGTCCACTCCTGTCACGGGGTCGCGCAGTAGAAGTGTGGCTTCGGTAACACTGGATAGGTCCATGAGCGTGTCATCGTCAACGCTCCAGATCTCGACATTCTCGGACCAGGTGCCGTAGATCGAGGCGGACGGGAGTGAGCCAGTGTACATTGTGGGCCTCTAGAGTTTGATGTACCACGTTACGAGGATCGAGCGCGGCAGGTTGTTAAATGCTGTTGAGGAGCCAACAGAGTCGGTTGTGAAGGTGTGAGAGTGGGACGAACCAGCGCTGGTAGTAAAACTGTGGGTGTGATCGGCGCTTACGCCAGCGGTAGTGAAGGTATGAACATGGGCTCCGTTACTGTCACTTGTAAAGGTGTGAGAGTGGCTATCGGCGCTTTCCCAATCTGTAGTTGTTCCTTGACTGTTCGTAGTGTCAGTGAGATATTCGATGGTGCCCGCACCGGGATCAGCTTTGTTGACCCGTATATGGGCTGTGATATTGGCCGCGCTAGTAGCCGTAGTCCCAGTGTGTGTATGGGCTCCACCTGAGTCAGCTGTACCAACGTGTGTATGATTTGCACTTTGATTTCCAGTAGTACCAGTATGCGTATGCGCCCCTTCTGCTGCTGTTGTTCCAGAGTGGGTATGCGCCGGGATATTCGCAGTGAGAAGTGTTATGCCGTTAGTACCTGTTAGCGAGCCCGCGGTAGTAGCGTTTCCAGTTCCGAACGTCAATCCACTGAAAAAACTGCCTGCGCTCGCTCCCATATCATCGAGGCCGATAGGCACCGCCCCCTGCCAATTGACAAGGGTAATAGTCTTATTGGCTGCGTAGTCCGCCGCGGCCGAGCCGCCACGACCACCAGAAACAGGTGCGATGGCATCAGTTAGGTTGTTCCACAGGTAGGTGAACAGGGCTGAAGTATCGGCATTCGCCCGCTCGGTTCCACTAGAGGCGGCGTTACCCATAGTCCGTCCATTCAGCCGGACATAGCCAGATTTGGTGGTGTTTACCATCTCGGCATGGATCATGCCGGTCTGGACTTTTTCTTCAGCCCCGATCGTAACAGTCAGGTCGATTGGATCGGGATTAGGGATCTCCTGGGTATAGGTCAACTGTACGTCGAAAGCCGAGGTCACTCGAACGTCATAGGAGACAATATATGGAACAAAGACAGCTGGCCAGCGCCCGTTAGCGTCCGCTACGACCGGGTGCGGATGAGCTGACGCCTCGCCCGCGTCCTCATAGACGCTCAGCGGCGTGAGCGTGCCGCCCTGATAAAAGTACGCTTTGGCCCCGGCCGCGCGTAGATCGTCGGCGTAGCGCTCGACTATATCCGATCTATTCCAGAGGGTTCCCATACTATTCTCCTATGTCGAATATTTTTCTGTAGTCAACCTTTGGATCGGTCAGTGTGTATGGAACAATTCCCTTCTCGGGATAGCCGAGACGAGAGGGAAGTCCTTCTGGTTTATCGAGGCCCAGTTTCTTGCTGGCATCAGTGAGGAAGTCCTTTACAGAGAAGTCCATGTCCATCGAGTTAGCTAAATTCCTCGTGGCTATGGTGAATGCTGCAAGTGCCTGCGGCGCCCCGCCCGAGCGCGCCATTCGCTCATAGGCTCTTGACCACTGGGCCATAGGAGCGGCTACGGCCGGTTTAGCTAGTCCGCGGGCGATAAGCGCCGAGGGAACCACAATGCCAAGTGTAGTCATTGGATCGTGATAGCCTCCAGCGGCGGCTCCGATCAGACCTACGACTCCAACTGCTGTACCAAGGGACGAACGACCAGTTTGAAACTGTTGCCAGGTCGGAGCGCGGCGGGCGACCGACTCAATAGCATCAAGGTGGCGTCGGAGAGGGTTCCTGGGGTCTAGCCCAAACAGGACGTTCTTGCCGCGATCTGACAGACTGCCATAATTCCTGAGCCAGGCTTTTGGATCGAATTCACCAGTTGGTCCTTGTCCGAGCCGGGTGATAATGGCACTCTGCACCTCTGGCTGGGCCCTAGCAGGAACAGCCCTTCGCAACTGTGCAAGTGTAGCTATATCGGCCCCGCCCTTGGAGCCCGCCATTGTAATGATAGACCCAATAATGTCCTCATCACTCTTTTTCAGAAGACCCTCCAGCTTTGGGGAGAGCGAGCCCGGAGCGGCGTTTGCGAGCCCGTCACGCACTCTACTGCCAGCAACCTTCTGATCTACAACTGTCCCGGTCGGTCGAGCAGCCGCTGCGGTTCCAGCGGCCTGAAGTTCCGCCGTGGACCTCTCTGCTGCGTTACGAAGAGGGGCTCCAATGAACGGGGCACCTGAGAGTGCTCGGCCACTCATCTGGGCCGTTGGACCGCCACTGGCCGCCTGTGGAATAGACGTGACTCCGGCCTCGATCTGAGCGCGCTCGGCCGGAGACCGTCGAGCCTGGGCTATAGCCCTGCCAGTGCGGTAGGCGGCAGAAGCTGGAGTAGCTAACATGGCCACTTCCGCCGCTTCTGCTGGAGGTATATCCCCGGACTTTACTGCTCTATCTGCGATCTCCATGAAGCGCAAAGCTTCTTTCTCAGCGGCCGGTAGAACGCCCTCGATAGCCTCTGTGGCTCGACCCTCTTGTCGCCCCTCGGGCGGTTGAGCCGAGCGCCGCATTCTGAGCGCTGCGACCTCGCGAGCCTGTTCGGCCTCGTCAGGAGACCACTGACTCATACCAGCCATAGGCGCGGGCGCGTTAGGGGGAGTCGCGGGCTC